AAACACCGGCAAAGGATAATTGTGCAGACTATTGTTGCATGGCACATGATTATTGTTGTGGGGCAGAGTATGACCGCTCTATATGCAATGAAAATTTAGTGAACTGCATAACAAATGCTACGTGTCAGTTCACTGTTTGTGGAGCAGCTGTGTTTGTTGCCATGTATACAATACAACATTGGTGCTGTGGTGAGGATTGTCCGAACAATACGCTAAGTGACAGCAATATACGATATCTGCATTTGATGGCAAAAGCAAACAACAAAACCAAGCATGCTGAGAACGGCAATATGATAACAGAACCTGGTGTGCCAGTTGAGAAAAAGGATGAGAAAAAAGAAACACCTGAAATCCTCACGATGTCGGTTATGAAGGATGCACCCACCATTGTGGCAACAAAATTGATGGAAGTCCCAATGAATTTGCTGGTCGTGCCCACGGCTGCAGTGGTTAGGAAACCACCGACACCATTGATCAATGACATGTCCAGGATGCTTGCTGTTCGTGCTAACACAGGCAACATACAAACAGGGTTTGAAGTGATGGGAGGTTCACTCGGTTTACAGAGGTGGGCAGCTGACAGGACATTAGTGTTAGCCGAATCAAATTCAAAATTGACATGTCGTGAAACATTTGGGGTATTGCGTGAGATTAACCTTAATGGTGGCAATACTGTCGCTGCATTTAGACTGAAGGTGTTGAACGTAGCTTCATACATATTACCGAGCAATACATTTGCATGGACCAAGACAGCGATGATTGACAGTCTGGAGCTCGTGGGTACAAGATTGAGGCTTGATGCTGTGTCAACGAGCAGCGGTTTCTATGCAACTGACATTCTACATCTACAGTCATTTGGGAGTATGCGTGGTGACATGTTTGAGTATCAGATGTATAAGTTGTTCCTCCTTATGAATGCTTTTTCACCCAATGGTGACACTATGAAGGTGGTCCCACTCTATGGTACACTTGAACTCATGGATGCTAGAATACATTACAAACAAGATGCACCTGGATTTGTCACTGTTTTGAGGAATGCCTCCCCAGTATTTGGGGAGGCATGTATATCTGCCCCATTGCCTGGGGGGATCAGGGAGTTACCATTTCAGCCTGGTTACCCACGTCCGACTTGGTCAATACACGTTTCAATTCTGACAATACCGCCCTCCATGCTATCTTCAACTATTGCCATACCAACATGGGTCATCAAAATGGGCAAAGGTATGATCAACTTGTACATAGCGCTGATCATATATTCATTCATTCCCAAACCTTGGTTGATCAATTGGCGAATATTGACTAGAGATTACGGAACAAACACTGATGGTGACGTACTGGTCACCCCCTACTCGGAGATGGTATCGACCCAGGGATATCTAGCTGCACACTATTGTATTCTGTTGCCACTTAGCGGACAGGCAACACCCCGTGCACAAAACTTGAACCAAGCGAATTCACAACCCATCTTGCGACCAAACACTATTCTTGGTGGTCTGATGGATGTCACCTGGAATCCAGCAGTTCTCATCCCTTACCCTCTGTTGGAGTGGCTTGATTTTGCAATACCTGTGACGACGCAACCTCAAACAATTCAAGGTTTCATCAATATGTATGCAGCCTTCCTCGGGCAGTCAAGATGTATGGCCTCAGCACGCGATAAAGCAATGCTACATTCTTGGCGAGGCGCACCTCTTGGCATTTATGCCTATAATGGAGTCAATGATCCAACCCTGCCCCCTACGTTCAATATACAAGTAGCGGACCAAGACTGTGACGTGTCAAGTGCCTCGGTTCCAAGATTGCCCGGCGACATACCAATATCATTGGAAAATATTGATTATATAATGTATGCCGGGGATCACTTTATCTGGACATTGATAGCTATTGGTGCCATTGCACCCCTCAAATCAGCCCGAGCGATAGCATTCTCTTGGACATACCACGAATTTGCATTAGGGCAGTATGCATTCAGGAGGGCGATGGCCTCGGTCCAGCTTTTACATGATACAATTGGTGCTTGCATTGATGATTGGAACAATGGTCTCACATCACGTAATGCAGCTTGGCAACAATTCTATGCATCACTATTCAATCAAGGCTCAAGTGTCAGTGGCATTACGGTAGGCTCATTGGGAAATATAGTGGACACCATAATGAACAAATATCTCAGTACCAATATGCAGTCTGACATTCTGGGCTATAACTTGCTTTCCTATCGTGCATCAACATTGTTGTTCCAACCACAATATATTGGTGCTGGTGTGGCAAATCCAACATGGTACAGATTTGGAGTCTATCAGGATTTATGGATGGAATATTTGCTTGGCGAGACCGGATACCTCGAATATTCACAAGTGCCCAAATTTGCCAATGGAGCTATTCATTTTGCGATGGACAACAATCATGACTTTCCACTTGCCAGCAGAGCCACACCCAACACAAACGCAGTGTTACCCACCCTTGTTGGCGCTCTTTCTTATCTACCCACTGATTCATACAAACGTACCTATAGTGCACTCGAACAACACAACAGACGAGCAATACTTTTCTTGCGAAGAGAAGGAGAAACAGTTGCACCACTGAGAATCAGAGCCGCACTCAATAGTAGTCTCGGCCAAGCGGCAGGCAAAGCATATCCAACACCGATGGTGTTTATGTCAAGTGCAAGAAATGCAATACTTCCAAATGTTTACATTGCTGCAAACCCAAATTATACTGATAAGCTTGATTTCTTCCCTGTTGTAGATTATGCCGACAGTTCGTATGTATATATCAATGCGTCACTGCAATTGGCAGCTGGTCCTTCATTTGCATTCATCACCTCGTCAATTGCTGGACAAGCCCCCGTGCCGGGATCAAGAATGTTGCTTAACAACAAACCTGGCGAAGCGATCTCCACTTTTACAGGAGCAAAAATCCTCAACCCTTGGGGAAACTTGCAGCAAGTGCCCGCACCTCTCAAATATGATGAGACAGATGCGGATTTTGTCTCCTCCTCAATCTGAAGAGCCCAGATTGGGGAGTAAAAGTGGCTCAATTGCTCCCAGGCGTGGACCTGGGCATGTTGGCATATTACATGGACAAAGTCCCCCGTCCCGGGGTTTTGATGTCTTTGTTACTTAATATGAACGAACCAAAAATTGTCGAGTATCCATCCAGAGGCAATGGTGGCGTAATCCCAGATCCTAGGATACAGGGAGAGATGTCAATAGAGGATGCTTTTGCAATTGCGGTGTTAAAAACCAACACGCAGTATCCACGAGCGATTGAAACACCGAAAAATCCAAAGGAACACGAGGAGCAGGCAGAATTGATTCATAATGTCAAAGTGCGGTATCACGCAAAACAATTAGAATTTGAACAGAAACTGAAAACAGTATCACCAAAGGACAGGCGCCAGAGAGCAAAGTTGTCAAAAAGGATTGGGAATATGCAATACAAATTCAAAGCAACGACCGTGGCGGAGTTGATAGAAGAAGCTATGCTAGAGAAGGATGACTATTTGTATCAGTCTATATACCCCCCGAGGTCACCTGGCGATTTAGTAATACGGAGGACGCGTTATGATGATTATGTGCCGCATTTCCAACAGTACCAAGTTGAACTGCTAAACAATTGTGTCGGGCAAGATTACATATTTGTATTGAACAAAATAGTGGCATCACTTGCCGCAGATGACAAGTGGAGACGAATATATTGCAAAGCATTGACGTTAAAAATAGAACCATACAATGTGCTCATGACTGAACTTACTGATATATTAAAAGCCAATAACTTAGAAGAAGGATGGCAAATGTATGCTGAGGGGAAGAATCTAACAGGACACAGATTACCACCATGGCCAGGTTTTGACGCTCTTGAAGAAACACGGACGCTAGC